ACCTTTAGATATTTCGTTTACACATCTATAAACAATAGCATTTTTGAGATAACCTTCTTTAGCTAAATCTTGATACTTATATGATCGTGGTTCATGTGAACCTACTCCAAAATAACCCATCATGTGATTTTGTTTAGACTCAGGTTTATTAGTAAATATATTTTTGATGTTGTCCAGTATTGCCATTATGTAATTCTCCAGTTTACTTGTCCTTTAGATTTGCTTAATTCGGTTAATCCCCAAACTAAAGCATCTAGTCTATCGGGTGAAGTATTGGTTTCGCCTGTATAACTGCACATTTGCGATTCTAACTCTGAAAGTACTCCAACATGATGTACTCTATTTTGTTCATACAAAGCCGCTATTGGTTCTGCTCTTAATATTTTACCTCGTGTTGCCCTTACGCTTCTGTAGGAAACATTTGTATCTATATTTCTTATGAGTCTTTCAACCAAATCGCCACCATTATTAACTTCGGCTACGATTCTATCTGCATTCCACTCATAATAGGCATTTACTGCTATACGACCCCATTTATCAGCAGAATGTCTTCCAGATAAATCCTCTAATACATAATACTCATTATTATAGTCTTTGCCAACCACTAGTATACCTGTTTCATCAGAATTAGCGTTAGCAGTCACCGCAGGGTCAATAGCTACAATAATTTGTGACAAGTCTTGTTCAATATCTTGATGTAAACGTGATCTTTCTATTAAATCATTTGTCCATAAAGCACCGTCTATAGTATCTATAATTTCTGCATATAGTTCTTGTCTACCAAGCGTAGTTCCTTCATATTTTTCTTTAAGCATTTTAAGCGCACTATCAGCCAAATTTTGTTCATTTTCAAAAGTGCTACCACTTGTCACGATGACATCATTTCTTTCTACTAAATCTTTGATTAATTTATTTGGTTTAGGAGTTGTTGTAATTACACATTGTGGTTTATTTCCTAATCTTAAACCAAACATTAATTGATCAAATGCTTCAGGGTATCTCCAAGATGCTATCTCATCGCACCATGCTCTATGAAACTGCGGTCCTCTTAATCTATCAGGTTCAGATGCGGCATATCCTGTTATTTTTGAACCATTAAATAAACGCATTTCATTTGTGCTTGAACTAAAACCTTTTTGATCAGGTGATTGTAAATAACATTCTTTTGGAATTATAGATAATAGTCCACTATGTCCACCAAAACAAACTCTACGTAAATCTCCATGTGTTGGAGCAACTACCGCACAATTTACATTTTTGTTTCTTAAGGCATACAATGCGATATCTTGCGCACCTGTTCTAGTTTTACCCCAACCACGACCAGCTAATATTAACCATATGTAGTGTTGTATACGTGGTTGTAGTTGTTTATCTCTTGCTAATTCTAACCAACTAGTGCGCAGACTGAATGCTTCGGACTCTGCTTTCTTCAACTTTGTCCAATAATTCCATAGCTCGTCTGTAGGCATCGTTGTTTTCATTGACTGTTGCATCTATATTATGTGTTGCTTCTCCTAAAGCTAATTTGGCGGCTCTTTGTGCTGTAGTTAGTGCGTTAGCTAGAGCATTTATTTGTGTTGGTGCTAACCCTGTCTTGCCAACTTTTAAGTTTTCATTATTTTTTTGTATTGTCTGACCAATGGTCACATATAAAGCATTTGCTAATGTTATTGATTGATCGTCAAACTGTAATGATTTTTTTGCATTATTCTTAATTCTATTTTTATCAAGTTCTTGCTGATATTCAATTTGATATTGTTCTTTCTGAACTTTCCATTGATCTTTTTTTGCAACTCTATAAATAGTACTTTGTGCAACTTTATATTTTTTTATTAATTCATCTAAATTTGGAAAATGTTTTTTTTCATCTATATCTATACCATGAACAAAATCGTTTCTGATTTTCATCTTTAAATTATCAGTAAGTTTCTTTGTAGTGTTTTTATTAGTCATTTTTTACCATTTATTATCGCAATAATATTCCAAAATAGCTTATAAAACAAATAAAACACAAAATAATTAATATTTAGTCCAAAAAAGACTAGACAAATAATTATCTTTATTCTATTATAATAATACGTTGTCTGATTTTCCCACATGTGCGTGGAGGTTTGAACAGACATTAAACAACAAAGCCATATTTTGCGAACAGACTTTGCTAGTATTTTAAACTGTTCAAAAAAAAATCAAACTAGCCTAGCATGACTGTTCTGTTAGTAAAAAAACGAGGTTGTAGAGGTTTGCTAGTCCTTCTACGTTTAAAAAAACTAGCATTTATATTGATAAGGAATCTACATGTCTATTGAATATCTCAATGAAGCATTAAAAATACAAGGACTAACACCTACAAAAAAACTCATACTTGTTTTGTTATCAAACTATGCCGATGAAAAAGGCACATGTTATCCATCGTATAAACATATAGCAAATATAATTGGACTTAAAACAACAAAAACGATTCAAAAAGCTATAAAAGAATTTGAACAATTAGGTTTATTGAGAGTTGAACATAGAATATTAGAAAATGGCTCATATACTAGTAATAAATATCATTTGACATTAGGTAGGGTTCTTGAAGAACCTACCACCCTAAAAGATACTACTCTAGGTTCGTCAGCAACCTATAATACTAAAGATAATACTAAAACTAATAATATTGATGATAATGATATATGTAAGTTCAATGAATTTTGGACTTTATATCCTAGAAAGATAAATAAATTTCAAGCCAAAAAATGTTTTTTTAAATTAAATAGTAAAGATTACGAAAAAGTAATTTATGCATGTAAAGTTTTTTTACAAGAACAATTAAATACAGAAGAAAAATTTATACCACATGCAAGTACTTGGTTAAATCAAAAAAGATATGAAGACTATATTGATAAGAAAATTAAAAATAAAACATTAAATAATTTAGCAGGATAATTTTTTCAAATTTAATGTATATTTAAATAATCTCAGAGGAGAATACAATGACAATAGAAAAAACATTATATGAAAACAATATACAAACAAAACATTTACAAGAAGGTACACAAAAACTTAAATGTCCTCAATGTCAACCACCTCACAACCCAAAAGATAATCCATTATCACTTACTATAAAAGATGATGGTGTAGTTTGGAAATGTCATCATTGTGAATGGAAAGGTGGTAAATCAACAGGTTCAATTTACAAACCAACTATAAAAACAAATTACGTAAATCCTGAACCACCAAAAAAACAAGATATTAACAACACAAACATGATTAATTATTTTAAAAGTAGAGGTATAAGTTTATCTACTTTACAGATGTTTAAAATATTTGAGGAGAATAATTGGTTTGGTTTTCAATATTTTGACGAGAATGGTCAATTAACTAATATTAAATATAGAACAGTAGATAAACAATTTAGACAATCAGCAAATGCTAAATCTATTTTATATAACTATGACAGAATATGTAATCAAGAAACTGTAATATTTACTGAAGGAGAAATGGATGTATTAGCTTTAGCAGAATGTGGTTTAACAAACGCTACAACTTTGCCAAATGGTGCACCAAAAGAATTTAAAGGTGATATAAATGATTCTAGATATAAAGCATTAGAACATTGTAATTTAAAAGCAAAAAAAATAATTTTATTTACTGATAATGATGAAAGTGGAAAAGCATTGCACAAAGAACTTTTACATAGATTTGGTAAAGACTTATGTTGGTATGTTGATGTACCTGATAATTGCAAAGATGCTAATGAGGTTTTAATAAAACATGGTGCTATAAAACTTAAAGAAATTATAACTAATGCTGTTCCATATCCTATAAATGGTCTCTATACAGTTAACGACTATATTCAACAAGTTAATGATCTCTATGATGGTAATTATGAAAGACCTACAAAAATTGGATTAGATGGTTTAGATGATTTATATCAAATAATGACATCTACATTTCATGTAGTCACTGGAATTCCTAATCATGGTAAATCTTTATTCTTAGATCAAATACTTTTGAATTTAGCAAAAAATCATAAATGGAAATTTGCAATATTTTCTCCTGAACATTCAACATCAATGCATATTAGAAGATTAATACAGATGCATCTAAGTAAAAACTTTGATTATGGTTTTAATGAAAGAATGACTAAATCAGAACTTAATGATGGTTTAGATTTTATTAATAAACATTTTTATTTTATTGAAACCAAAGATAGTATACCATCCATTGATTTAATTTTAGACATTGCAAAAAGTGCCATTTACAAACATGGAATTAAAGGTGTTGTAATTGACCCATTTAACGAAGTTTCTGCAATTCGTCAAAACAACCAAAGAGAAGATGAGCATATTAGAGATTTTATTTCTCTATGCAAAAGATTTACTAGAATTTATGAAACAGTTATGTGGGTAGTAGCACATCCAACAAAATTACCAAAAACTAATGATGGTTCATATAGTCCACCAACTGCATACGATATATCAGGTGCGGCACATTGGCACAATCAAGCAGATGTTGTTCTTACTGTACATAGAGATTTTGATGAGAATACCACTGAAATAATAACAAGAAAAATTAGAGAGCAAGATTTGTATGGAAAAATAGGCAGTGCTAAATTTACTTATAATTTACAAAAAAAGATTTATATTCCGTATGTTCTTAATGATGATGATGATTGGGATAATTGGAGTTTATAGTTAACCTACAAATTCAAATGATGCTGTTAATCTTTCAGTACTTACACTATTTTTTAAAGCAACAAGTTTTTTGTTTTTTGTTATAATTGGCGAAGTTCTTGATGGTTTTCTTACCATTATCCAATTTTTTGAAGCAGAAAGTCCATAAATAAATGAAGGTGAAGAAGTGACTAAACGCATTCTATAACCTTTTGTTTTAAAATCTTTAGCTATGACTGACATAAATTTTCCACCTAAACCTATTCCTTGATAATCAGGTTTTACTACAATTCTGTGTATTCTTTTATAATTTTTCACTTTAGGATGTGGAAAATGTATAACTGAACACCATGCTACTGGTTCATTGTTTATTTCTGCTATAAATTTATGTGCTGAATTATTATGAACTGCACTTAAATAGTGAAACTCTTTAAATAGTTTCCATTCGTTTTGTTCTGCTTTTCTAATATTAACCTTGATTTTAGGTCGCCGAACCGACCTCCTTGAAAACTCTTTTTTATTTGCATCATATACCCAGTCAGGTTCTAGCCATTCTTCAATGTCATAGTGACATGATACAGCAATAAATTTTTTGTTTTCTTTTCTTATAAACTTTTGTATTGCAGAACTACCGATTTGTGCAACTTGTCTATCAACAACTGAAGTAAACTCATCATATATTACAGGTTTTTTTGTTTCTAATATAAGTCGTGCCAATTCTGCTCTCATTTTTTGACCATTGGATAAAATATTAAATGGTTTTAACCAATCAGGTGGAGATGCAAAGCCAACCTTACTTAATGCTTCAGTTATATCTTTTGGTGACAAATTTTTTTTAAAATCATCAATGATAGTTTTATCAGACCATTTAAAGCCATCAAACAATTTATAATCTTTAAAAACATTCTTAGCTATTGTGGTTTTACCTGAACCTGAAGAACCAACAATTAAACCAATATTCCATTTCATGTCTTCAATGGGAATACTAACGTCAAATTCCTTTTTTACAATATCTGCTTCATAATCAAATATTCCTTTAACTTTTTCAACTCTAAATGATAAAGGTATCTTTTTTTCAATTACAAACTTTGCACTTGGCATTTATATCCTTTTTCTAAAAGTTCGTTGTATACTCTTTCTTGATGATTTTCGTCTTCACAATTAACTACTATATTGAAAACTTCTTTATATGGTTGTTCTTCTAACAATGGCTCTATAGATTCTAACTCATCAATGATATTAGCCAATTCTTGTTCATCAAAACCTAATAAATTTAAATTTATGTCATCTGATAAAATCATAATTTCTTTTTTTAATAATTCATAATTCCAACCTGCATTTAATGCCAATTTGTTATCAGCAATAATATATGCTTTTTTTTGTGCTTCAGTTAAATTTTTAAGAACTATTGTTGGCACTTCTTCAAGATGTAATCTTTGAGCCGCCATCAATCTACCATGTCCTGCTATAATCATATTTTGTTCGTCTATTAATATAGGATTAGTAAATCCAAACTCTTCTATAGAACTTATAATTTGTTGTACTTGCGTTTCGTCATGTGTTCTAGAATTGTTTTCATAAGGTATTAAATCATTTGTTTTTATATTTTTTATTTCCATTATTTAATTCTCCAAATTCTAGCTTCAAATTTATGTATTTTTTTTTCTTTTTCTATAATTATTTTATCTAAATATGTTTTTGTTTTTATACCAAAATGTCTTCTTAAAAAACCTCTAGCACTTGAAAATTGTTTTTTGTCAGTAAAAAAAACACTATCGTTTAATTTCATATTTAAAAGTTTGTCATGTCTACTGCTTGAAATTGGAACAGGAACATTTTTTTCTATTTTATAATCAATCATTTCTAGATATTCCATAAAAATCATTTGGTTGAACCTGTCTTTCTGTTATATCGTATAAAATTAACATTTCTTTTTTTCTTGGTATTCTTATATCTAGAACCCATTTAGCAAACGTACTTTGTGGTATTTTTACTCCTTTAGCCATTTCTACTAGATCAATGAAAGATTGTTGTGTATGTTTTTCTTTTTTTAAATATTCTTGTAGTTTCATAAATACCTTTTAATTATTCCATTAATGAATTATAATGTATAAATGGTTAATTAACCACTATTAATGAAAATATTAAAATGAGGAATCAAATGAAAGAACGCAAACTACAACTTAACCGAAACGAAATCAAATTCCTTCAAAGAAATTTACATCAAGATAATTTTGAAGTAGATATTATGAGAGCAGAAATTGATAAAGATGAAAGAAGCACTCTCTATTATAAAGAACAAAATAAAATAAATAACAATCTTATAAAAAGAATAAACAGGTATTTGGGCGATGAATAGTAATAACCCATTTGATAACTTCGGTATAGAGCATTTATCAGCATCATCAATCAATACATACATAGCTGACCCTTGTATGTTTATCATGAGATATCTATATAAAAATAAAGGCATAGGAAACCCTGCTATGTGGAGAGGAACTGTTGTAGATGAAAGTATTGGAGAAATACTAACAAACAATGTTGATGAAAAAACTGCTATTAAATCTGCTATAAAAAGGTTTGATGGTTTGTATTCACATTATAAAAAAGAACATGAGATAGATTTTAATAAATTTAGCAAAGAAAGGAGTTTATTAGAAAGTTATCTTAATACAGCTATCCCGTACTTTAAAGGTATGGGTATTCCTAGCAGTTATCAAAAAGAAGTTAGATTGCAACTTGATGAAATACCAATACCTATTATTGGATATATTGATTTGCAATTTGATGGTGTAGTAAGAGACATTAAAACCACTGGTAGAATGCCTACTACTATTCCTGATTCTGTAAACAGGCAGTTGTCTATATATGCAACAGTTGAGCAATCAGATGCTTATGCTGATTACATATTAGCAACACCTAAAAAAACAGAAATCAAAAGTATGCAAGTTGAAAACATTGATGAGCATATGAAAGTAGTGAAAGATGCAAGTTTGACTATTATGAACTTGTTATCTTATTCAAATGATATAAACCAAATAGCTAAACTTTTTTATCCAAACTTTGATTCATGGATGTGGAGTAAAGATGATATTGAGTTTGGCAAAACAATATGGAGTTGATATGAAATTAAATGAAGTAATAAATGAAATAGCAAATTTACCTAATGAAGAAAAACAATTTATCAAGGGTAAGTACTATACAACTGTAGATAAGCGTTTACAGTCTTTTAGAAGAGTTTTTGGCAGTAATGCTAGAATCACAACTGAGATTGTTTACAACGATCTAGAAAGAGTTGTAGTAAAAGCTACAGTATATATATATCAAGATGGACAATGGGTTGATATAGGTAATGATTTTGCTGAAGAATTTAGAAATCAAGGTATGGTTAATAAAAATTCTGCATTAGAAAATTGTTGTACATCTGCTATAGGTAGAGCATTGGCTAATTGTGGATTAGGTGGTGGCGAATATGCTTCTAGTTTTGAAGTAGATAATGCTATAAATAATAAAGAATCTGCACCTGATTTAGATAAAGGTTTTGTTGTACTAAATCATAAAGCTGAAAAAATCGCACATGCAAACAATGTGTCTGATTATTTAAATGAATTAAGAAAAGTGTTAAGTGACCCTAAAAATGTTTTACATCAAAAAATTTATTTACAAAATGATGTAAGAATTAAAAATGCATACAATAATTCTAATCCTTCAAGTGAAGAAGCAACTGCTTTTGAAAAATTAATAAAAGCGTATGAGTAAACTAACATTAGATGATTGTGTATTTCTATGTATGAGAAATGGTAAATGGTGGACTTTTTGGGATTTACAAAAAACTATTAAAGAAAAAACAGGTAAGTTTTATGGAGAACCAACAATAAGTGCATCTATAAGAAATTTAAGAAAAGATTATGCTAGAAGAAAATATAGTTTGCCTATGCATGATGAAATTGTTTTAAAAAAACGTATTGATAATAGTAATGGATATAAATATAAATTAATAAAGGAGTAAATATGTCTGATAAATATGAAATGAAAGAGGGTCAAGGAAGTCTTTGGCATGAAAGCAACTGTAATGTTGTAAGAAAAGGTAAAATTAAAGTTGATGGAGAGGAAAGATATGCATCAATTTTAAAATATACACATCCTGATGGAAGTGAAAAATATGAATTAACTTTTAGTGCAGGATTACTAAGAATTAATACAGATGAAGAAAAATTAAATGAAAAAAGTCCTGATATATATGGTTCAATAACATTTAATAATCAAGCGTATAAATTTGGTGGTTGGAGAAATATTAGAGACAATGGAGAAGAGTGGACAGGAGTGAAACTAACACCAAAAGAAGATGAAAACTACCAAAACAAAGAACAAGACGAACAGAAAGCGCCCTTTTAAAAAAAGGATAGAAGATAAAAAACATCTTGCTTATGTTAGAACTTTGCCCTGTTTTATTCAAAGAGCAGGGTATTATTCTTGTCAAGGTAATATTGAAGCACATCATTTATTAAAACCTGAGAGTGGGTTTAGAGGATTTGGACTAAAATCCCACGACTCAGAATGTATTCCATTGTGTAGATATCATCATGCACAATTACATACTAAATTTGGTAATGAACATAAATTTTTTCAAGCATATGGAATACCAAAAGATGCAGGAATTAAATATGCCAAAAAACTTTATGAAAGAACTTTAAACTATGATAACAGTGATTTACCATTTTAAATATTATTCCAAAAAAGGTTGACAAATATAAAATTATATATTATTATAAGTATATAAATTGATAAACACCCGAAAGGGAAGGAAAAATAAAATGATAAACTACTTAACTAAAAGAGAATACACTGGACAGAATGTTGACATACTAATGGCTAGTGGTTATCAAGAAGGAGATTCATTCCTTACATTTAAACAAGCACTTAAACTAGAAGGAGTCACAGGTCAAACTATGAAAGGTTTGAAAAAATGTGCAACTTTAATGTTTGTTAAAGAAACTGAAGATAAAGAAACTGGAAAGGTTGTTAAAACACCTAAATATTTTTCAGTATTTGATGCTAAAGAAATCTTAGCTAGAATTAATAAAGAGGACTCGTAAGAGTCCTTTTTTATTGGTGATACTATGAACTACGAATTTTATATATACACACTAGAAGGAACTGCAGTTTGGCAATGGCATATACATCAAACAGATAAAGTTATTAATGATATTGAAGAAAATAAAGATGATAAAACTTTTAGCGTAGAAGTGCTACATTGGTTATCTGAAGATGATTATGATTACATAGAAATATATCCTAAGGATAACTCAAGTTATTTACCGAAGTATGTACAAAAATATACTAATAAAGTTTTAGAAGGAATTAAAAATGGAAATAGGAACAAGAGTTAAAATTAAAAATCAAGCAATATTTGGTCTTTACTATGGTAAAGGTAAAAAAGGATTAGTTTATTTCTTAGATGAAGAAACTAATAAAATGATATTAATAAAACCAAGTAGATTAAAATCTACTTACAATAAATAAGGAAATAAAAATGAAAAAATTTAAAGGTATATTAATTGACCCTTTTAAACAATCTATTGAAGAAACAGAAATAGAAAATACTTTAGGTGGATTAGATGCCATATATAAAGTTATGGACTGTAGACTAGTTGATATTGTATCTTTAGGAAACAATCATGATTTATTTATTGATGATGAAGGTAGACTTAAATCAAATAATAGATGGTTTACTATTGGAGGTCATGCATTTGCAGGTAAATGCTTATTGCTTGATCATGATGAAGTCAACGGACAGACTATAAGTACATCTTTAACAATTAATGATGTAAAAATTAAAACAGAATTTTTAGACGAAGACTATAATGAAGAACCATTTATGGATTTTATTGCATTTTAATTATGGAAAATTATTCCAAAAAAGGTTGACAAATGTAAATAAATTTTATATTATATGTATATATTAACTTGATAAGGAATAAAAATGATAACAATTTCAAACACACAAATAAATCAAATAGCAAAACTCACTGATCTCAATCATCATACTGAAGCAGTATATAGACTTTGCGAAATAATCAACAACGAAGAATTAATAACAATTATGAAACACGTTATTAATATTCATGAAGAATTAGGTTATATGCTACCTGATGTATCAGAATTAAGAAGACAATGTTTCAACAAAGCTATGAAACTTGTTAAGAACACTGAAGAAGTTTTAGAGGGGTTTTAATATGAAATACGAGATACAAGTAAAAGTTAAAAAGTTTGGTTGGTTTACTGCCATGAGAACTAATGATTTAAATGAATTTAAAAGAAAATATAATTCATTAAAAAATGATGGACATGAAATGAGATTTACTAAAATGGGGGTTATTACAAATGTTTGCGACTAAAGAACAAATCCAAGAGATAGCAGATACATTAGGCGATTTAGATGTATGGAATTACAGGACTTCTAAGAAGATTTTGTTAGATGCTATAGAAAAGCATAGACTTTATAACAAAAGACTAGGAGAGACACCTGAAAGCGTTTTAGAAGCATATATTAAG